AATCTCTCCACTCGCCTTCGCAACAGCATCAGCCTGCTTAACCATGTTGTCCATCTCGGCCTGTTTAGCCAGTCCTTCTGCAAATTCCTTAGCCTTGTCCTTAGCCTTATCTGGATCAAGCAACAGTATTTGTGGTGCGTTAGTTCCGTCAATAAGCTCTTGCGGAAGTTTGCTCCAATCAGTCTGGCATAAAAACTCATACTGCAATACTGGATCAGGGATGCCCTGAGCAATAACGCCCTTAGCTTCCGTGTACTCCAAGATGCTCATGAGACGAATGCGCTTCTGAGCATTGGCAAGCATGGACTTGTAGCGAATGCGAATGCGTCCGGCCATCTTCTCCTGAATCTCTGCCCAGCTTCCCCACTCCTCAAACTCTCCAGCTTCTCCGAGCAAAATCATCACCCACTGCAAGTACGGATCAAGACACTCTTCCTTGAGTGGCCCTACAATTTGGTCAACCATCTGCTGGCTCTTGTTAACAATCTCGCGAGTCTGGGTAGCAGTAATGTTCTTCTTGTCCATTACTGGATTGAAGTAGTCTAGGAAGAAGAGTCCGCGCATCTGCTTAATCATCCACTCCATGTAAACCTGCCCAAACTCCACATTGACTGGAGGGTTGAGGGTTTGCGGAGGAGTAGCAATGCCTGTGTCGTTGTACACCATTATTGATGCGTCTTCTTGATGGATGACTCGGAAGCCATTCTGCCCCATGCTTGCACCTACGGCATAGACGGGAACAACAGACAGGCGCAGACCTCGTTGCATATCCTTAGCGCAACGCTCAACTGCATACATAGAACAGACGGTATCGATAGCTGGGCCACGACCCAAGCTCTCGTTGGCAACGCGTTTAACGCGATATACCATGAATTTCTGCAAGTCAACTCCACCCTCGTCAAGCAAGTGGTTCTCATCAACTTCATACGTGAGTAGTTCATACGGCTTGTTAAGAGTGTCAATCTTTGATGTGTCACGCTCCATACGCTTTGCGCAGTAATGGACAATCTTAATCTCTTTATCGGGATTCTTTTCGTAGTCCTTCTTGGTTTTGGGAGAAACATTGTCACCAAACTCACCGACTAGAGCGCCAACCGTTGTTGTCTTCTGCACCCATACTGTGTCTGGGCGACCACGATAGTCCTGAACAAACCAAAAGTCTCCGAACGGTACATATATGTTATTAAGCTTGCCGCCAATACGCTCTACATATAGGCAGGATGTACCGTCACAAGCCCCGCCCTTCTGATGGCGATTGAACTCTGTATTGAAATTGGACTCATTAACGCGGTCGTATGAAATCTTGGTCATCCCGTCAAGCATCTCAACATCTTCTGGCTTCTTCTTGCGGTCAGTGTACTCAAACCACTGCTCTCCAGATGTAACTGTCTCGGACTGTACGCCCGAAGCGTAGTCATTAACCATTGAAATGCCAGCGTCAGATACGCGACGGCGGTTGAGCTTAGTTCCCTTACTCACCTGATTCCGAAGAACGGTGTAGTCGGGCATGTAAAGGTAGCGAACGTCATCAATTAGCGTGGTGAAGTTCTCAAACTCCTCAGAGTTTACCACTTTCTTTCTGCGTTCTTCAGTCTTCTTAATATTGGGTTTTGCCATTGACTATCCTAGTGTTGGGTTTTGTCCGCCAAAGCCTGAGCCTTGTGGAGTCTTCTTGCGGCTTGCCATGTATTGAGCGCCAATGCTTCGCTGTTGTCCGCCTCCAGCCTCTTCGCGTGGAGATTCTTTTCGATACGACACCGCTACTGGAGCCTTTGTTGCTTTCTGCTTACTCTTACCAGCCATGATAAATCCTAGAGTTGTCCGCTGGGTGCGAGTGGTTGCGTTGCTCTTGCCTGCCCTTTAGTTATGTAAGCTTGGCCTAGAGCACGGCGTTTGGACTGTCGAAGCATCTCTCCGGTACGGATGCCTTCTTCTCCTTTACTAACCGGAGCGTCAGGCACTGCTGGCTCTGGAACCTCTGGCCCCTTGAACATATCTTCTACTCCGCGAAGCGCCATTCCTGCCAGACCTTCTTTTGGTAATATTTTAGCCATTATTCACCCTCGAAACAAATTTGTTGTAGTCGTATCTTTTAGTACGTCCAATAAAATTGCGTTTAAATTCAATTTTGTCAATAACAATATTTAGACAGTATCTCAATAAGCTACCCAAATCGCCGCTCGCATAGCTTACATAGAGCACAATACCTTCTTCGTCTTTGTAAAAATATCCCATTCCAAATGCGTAAGGAACGTCTATTACCCAAGAACCGTCAGCCTTGTAATGCTCCATGATTTCATCATCAAGGCTTTCACCGCGAGCAATGTAATGCTCCCGAGCCATTTGCTTTGTAGTCTTATTTAGATCTTGTCTCATTAGTCCTGAAACCCGTCGAACTGCTTACCAAAGTCATTCATCCAGTCCATGCCCTGACCCAGATTAGCCTCTACAATTCCAGTCGTAAACGCTCTTGTCATTGTTCTGAAGGCGTCTGCGCAGTTGGAGCTGTTGTCATGATCTGGACTTCCAGTTCCCACGCCGTATGAGTTCAGTTTCTCATGATAGGCCATGAGCATTTCCGTGCCTTTTATGCAGTTCTCAGTAGCTCCAATGCGAATCTTGGGCCAAATGCGTCTACAATCCTCAATGTCAAGTGCAAGTTTTGCATTTCTCGGCACTGTCTGGAAGATTACACCGCTCTCTCTTGCGTAGTCTAAATTAGTCTTTTCATGTCCTGCCATGCCTTTAGCAATATCCCACGGTGCGTAGTGGTTTCCGTACCAATATCCCTTGCTATTTTGCATCTGGGCGTAGTAAGACCACTTCTTCCCACGACTTTCATGGTAGTCAATGAGGGTAATTTCCTCTGGGGAAGATGGGGTTCCCTTTGTAACCTGCGCAAACCATACACCCATAGCATCTGTAGAGCCATGAGCCGTTCCCTTGCCTAAGTCCCAGAAGTCAAATACAGGTAGGTTGGAGTCATACTTGACAGTTTTGTCAAAGATTCGCCCCTCTCCCTTTGCTACAGCCATTTCATTGTGGTAGTAGCCCTCGTCAAAGCTGGCTACAGGTTCATTTAGGAACTCCTGTCGAGCTAGTGTACGTGATGTAGAACCACTCTTGATTAGGTCGGCAACATTGAAAATAGGTGTGTAGTTGGGGGCGGTTTCACCCAGTCTACTCAGCAATTCAGGATTGATGTTGTACTCATCGTCCACCCAGCAGTAGCATTTGGTGTCTTGTGGCTTTAAATACTGAGTATACCAGTCGGGATTGTCCTTCTTGCGCTGAATCATGTCCCAGAGGTGGTTGTCGCGTCCTCGAAGCGTCCCATTCATCCGCATATAGCCACCAGACTGCATGACAATTGGAATGATGAAGCCTGTAACCTCTTTCTTGTGAATGGAGAACTCAGAAAGCGTATATCCAGCCCCCCCTCGTCCCACCATGCTCATGTCATCGGTTCCGCCAAGCTGTATTCGAGCGTTGTTGTGCGGAAATGTAATGGAGCAGTCCTTCTGGCTCTTGATTGGCTTTAGATTGGAGGGAATTAGCCATTCCCAGACATACTTCGTCACGCCACCAATACTAAACTGCTCCCGAAACATCGCATCTTCCGCCCACTTCCGCGTAGGAAACAGGTAGTAGTGCGTTCCGCCCTTCTCAATAGCATCCTGAACAGCCATGCTGAAGTGATGGATGTCCTTGCCGCCTCGTCGATGGATGCTATTCACTTCAAAGCGTATGCCCTGAGCACGGGCATGCCAAGACGGGAGTTGATAGGGGAGGGGTTGGAGGGCTGGGTAGAGCATAATTTAACCCAGCAGAATATTAGCTAGGCAGACTCTGATAGGTCTACTACCATGCAAATCTTCGCATCTACTTACTGACTCCATCGTTGCTCTTGCAAGTTTTCTCTCAGGGACATCCCTGTTAGAGTTGCCAATCGCCTCGATGGTGCTTTTCATCATATCGTAACTTGTCGGATTCATTTCATCTGCTCCTCAATCATCTTCATTGCAATTTGCTTGGCACTCTCCATGTCGGGAAACGCGTCTTTGAAATCTACAACCTCAATCTTGTCATCTTCACCGCTATTCACACCAATGGTCTTTTCCAAAACCGCAAGGAGGTTGGAGGGTAGTTCGCCTGTAGCAATTCCCGCATGAAGCATGGCTCGTAAGCCTTTCGCTTCTTCCTCTGGTGACATGGGATTGTCTATAAACTTCTTAATATGATCTGCAAAGTTGGCTCCAGAGGACGCTGGCTTGGCCT